AATTTATCTTTGTTCCTGTACTTGTTATAAATGCTTTTATGTTTTTTATCTGCTTCTTCTCCCTCAAATTCTAGCCATACATTTTTAACATTTTTAAAATATTCCTGTTGTAATTTTACTCTCTCATTTTTTATAAAGTCTAATTCCTGCATATTCCACCTCTTTTTTAAGTAAGGGCTATATAGAATAGCCCATATTTTCAATTTTATTTTCTAATTCCCTTATTATATTTTTATTAAACTCTCTATCCTGCTCAAACCATTCTAAATTGCTATATAATTCTTTAATCTCTTGACATTCTCCACAGTTGCAAACTTGATAATCTAATTTGCACATATTTTAAACCCCTTTAAATAATTTATTTTATACTTTAATTATAATACTATTGTTGCATAATTGCAACTACTTTATACATTTTTATAAATCATTTTTTAAATCTCTTTCGCTCATTATCTCACATTCTTCAAAGTCCTCAAAGTTAAAAGGTTTTTCCTCTACATCTTAAATACTTTCCATTTCTTTAATCCAAGCTTCACTATCAAAGTAATTCATATTAGTACCCCTTTACTAATTTATTTAATTCTTCTTCTAGTGCCTGTATCTGTGTTGTTAGGTCTACCCCTAGAAGTTTTTCTAAGGATAGACATTTATTAATACTTTCTTCTAGCTTCTGTATTTCATTAAGCATTGTAACTAGCTTCTTCCTCTATCATAGATAATACTTTTTTAAGTTCTTCTATTTTAGCTTGGTACTCTGCTTTAAATTTATTTTCATTGCCTAAACCTATTACCATTTCCTCATAAGCTTCAATTCTTGCTTCTATTCTCTCTTTTAACATTTTAATCCCCCTTATTTATTTAATATTTTCCTCTAATCTATTTTGCATATCTCTTAAAAGTTCATCTTTAGCTTTATAGTTGTTATAAATTAATTCGTGACTTTTTTCTGCCCCTTTACCCTTATGTTCAAGCCATACCTTTCTGCTTTCCTCGAAATATTCCCTTTGTAGCTTTGCTCTTTCTTCCTTTAAAAAATTAATCATATTTATATCCATTTTCCTTACCACCTTTTATTTAATTTATACTTTAATTATAGTATTATTGTTGCCTGTTTGCAACAATTTATACATACATATTTATATATTTTTAAAAATAAAAAGCTAGATTTTTTTCTAGCTTTATATTATCCATTTAAATTGCTCTACATCTTCATTCCCAAGCTTTGATTTTTCTTTTTCTGTATCAATATCTTTTGTTGTATACTTTATATTCATATATTCTAAAACCTCTTTAAAACCTAGATTATTTATCATATGGTTATGAAGTTTTGGGTGTGTTTTTTCAAGTCTTAACACTCTATTTTCTTTATTTGTTTTCCATAAACCACAACCAAATAAACACATACAACACCCTGTTCTTTGTTCTCCTGTTGTATAATACTTACCATCTTTGTCTATTTTTACTTCTCCATATATAGAAGCTATCTCAATATTATATTTATATATATACTCTAATATATCTTGGCTTCTCCAAAATCCTAGAGGATTACTTTTACCACCTTTAAAATTATTGCAACCTGTTTGTAAATATGCACTTTCTCTCATTTTACTCTCTTCTGCTTGTGTTCCTATGATGGCTTTTTTCCCTGTAAGCTTTTCATAATCTGCCATAGGGTATTTTTTTAAATAGTCACAACATTTATTACTTATTTTAAAAGGTGCATTTATTAAATATCTATGTTTATAAGCTATTTTAAAACTATTATTTTTTATGTTTGTTATATTCCCTTCTTTATCAAGTGCATAATCACTTAAATACAACTTCCTGCTCTTTGCATTTTTCTCTGTTGGATTTTGGCAGTCTTTTATCATTCTGCTAGTTTTTTTACTAATTACAGGATAACCTTCTTCTTTTATTACCTTAGCGAAGCTTTTTCTAGGTTTTACCCATTTTATATTTTCTTTCTTTCTCACAAATTGAACTATTTCGGGAAACTCATTCCCTGTATTAGCAAACACCCCTTCTATATTAGGGTACATTTCCCTCACTATATGAAGAAGAACTGTACTATCTTTTCCCCCACTAAATGCTACATACACCCCTTCTGCTCCATATTCATTTATCCATTCCTGTATTCTTAATTTAGTTTTCATTATTTTAAGGTCTAGTGGATAGTTTTGCATAGTTCTTAATTCATTTATATTCATTCTTATAAGCCCCCCTTATGCAAAATACTTATAATTTTAATATGTTAATTATATTATATTATTGTTATTGCATATTTGCAACACTTTTTTTAAAAAAATAGGGAATTTTTTATTTTCCCTTTTGCTTGATTAGTTTAATAAATCATTTACATCTATTCCCATTAAGCTGCAAGCTTTTAATATCTTTTCTATTGTAGGAGTATGCTCTCCACCTATCCAACGATACCAAGTGCTTCTGTTTATGTCTAGCTTTCTACATACTTCGCTTACTGTTAAACCTTGCTCTTTTCTTGCTTCTTCTAATCTATTACAATTCATTTTTTATTTTCTCCTTTTGTTTAATTATATTTTAATTATAATACTATTGTATCACTTCTGCAACAAAATTAATCAATACAAATAAAAAATAAATTAAAAAAGCTATCTGAATAAATCCCCATTTTACTTTTACAGGCTCTTTAACTGACTTATACACCTTATAAATTCTCCATTCGTTAGTATCTAGGTCTAGTGTTGGTAAATCTCTGCTCTTTTGTAAGGTATTATACTTTGGATTATACTTTGTTATATAGTATGTTTCCATAACTAGAGCATCACTTTCAGTTTTATACTTTTGATACTCTATTCTAGCTATACTTTTATAACATTTTTTATCAAGATGTCCTTTTGTAAAGTGTTGCATAATCCTTTTATCTAAAGTTTGAGCAGTTTTACCTACATAAATTATATTGTTATTAATATCTTTAAAACGGTATACGTAAGCCAATTAAACCACCTCCTAGTGTATTTATTCTCTAGCTACTTCAAAAGGCTTTAAAGTAGCTTCTATTTCTTCCTCTGATATATAAAAAGTTTGCACTTCGCTTACACCTTCACTATTTTTTATTTTGCATCTACCTTTTACTGTTATATCTTGAAGGTTATACCCTTTACCAATTAAAGTATCGCTATCAGTTTGGTCAAAGGTATGGAAGCCAACTATTTGACTACAATTCATTTTGCATCTACCTATTGTATCTTTTGTTAGGTCTTGCGAAGCTAATACAAAGTATATTCCATAACTAGCACATTTACTCATTATGTTATGAAGCTTATTCTTACACTCTGTATCAATAGCCACCTGTATAAGTTCATCAACTATAAATACAATATAAGTCATTTTAGTATCATTCTTTTTGTTGTAGCTTATAGCATTTCTACAATTAGTTTTGTCTAATATATTAGCCCTTCTTTCCATTTCTTTCTCTAGGGCTTCTATTTGCTCTAAGAAGCTTTTTTTATTTGTGCTTACACCTGCACTTTCAAAATGTTTATATTTTCTAAAGTAATATACATCTGATTTTTTAAAATCACTTCCTGCTAATTGTACTTCATTAGGTGTATAAGTTTTAATTATATTTGTTATAAATACATTTAAAAAATTACTTTTTCCCCACCTACTAGCACCACCAACAACAATATGACCGTCTAATACATCTATTATAGATAAATCATTTTCAGTAGTATAACCAATACAGGCTTTTATTCCTTCTTTATCTCCTTCTACAAAGGTATATTTTATTACATTATCTTTTTTATCAGTATTAACTTTTTCTATTGGAAAATATTCGTATTTTAAAATATTTTCAGTTTTAATAATTTCTTCCTTTTCTTCTGTTGCAATAGCTTTAGCCCCATAATATCCTAAACCTACTAAGCTAAAGCACATAATAGCTTTAATTCCTGTATATATAATACCTATCATAACAAGCCCCCAAAAGTCAGATTTTATTAAAAACTTAATTTTCTTGGTATAATAATATTACATTATTAATTTTTTTCATTATTATTTAAATACCCATTTAATAATAACTATTATATAAGTATTATATGAAATAGTATTTCATCAAACAAAAAGTAGAATATATTCTTCTGTATTAAATTTAGTACAAAATAAAAAGGTGGGCTTGGTAACCCCACTTTTTTTATGCCTAAAACAAAGATAAATACATATAAGCCATTACAGAGTAATATGTTCCATATATTAATATTGTAGCCATAACTAAAAACTTCCCCTTCTTTTAGTTACTTCAAAGCCACCTGTTGCTTCTACTAACTCAAAGCCATAGTCATTTATTAACATATCTTTTAAAATATAATAGTCATTCTCTGCCTCATTATTAGCTTCTAAGCACATTCTTTTAAAATCTCTATAACTTATATTATTCTTGTGAGTAAGTATGCTTAAAACCTCGTTTTTACTTTCCAAAGTATATATTTTCATAATTAATCCCCCTTAAAATTATTTATATTTTATTATATGTATAAACTATGCAATAAGTGATTAATTTATGCTACAAAAATATATACTTAATCTCAAAATAATGGTATAATATATTTAGATTTCTTTTTTTAAATTCTCGATTTTTGAATTAAGCTTCTAGTTTTGTACTGCTAGAAGCTTTTTAATTTTGGAATAATTTACCTAAACATATTTAAACCATATTATGTTAATATATTAAATATAAAACTTATTTGCAAGTAGTTTTATATTCTTTTTTATAAGTCTATTGACTAAAAGCTTTTAGTGTATTTGCTAGAAGCTTTTTTATTTTTGGAAAATATTACCTAAGCACATCTAAGCTATATTGTGATATAATATTAGCATAGAAAAATTATTTTATTTTTCTGAATACCTATTGTTAAAAGGCTTCTAGTTTTCTTCGCTAGAGGTCTTTTATTTTGGAAAATATTACCTGCATACATATTTATATATTTATAGTATAATTAAATAGATAAAATCAATATTGTTATTATCTTTAGGGCTTTTAATAAGTTACTAAGGGCATAAAATTAAATCTTTTATTTCAAAGGGCTTCTAGCTTAATAACTAGAAGTCCTTTTGCTTTTATATATCTTCTATGTCGTGGAATTTTTCGTGGCACTTCTTACATAAAACTATTAAATCACTCATTTCTTCAAAGCATAAGTTGTCATAGTTATTATGATGAACGTGTAATTCTGTATTGCTCTTGCCACATAGTTGACATTTATATTTCGCTTCTTTTAGTTTTTCCTCTCTTTTATTCTTCCAACTCTGTGTTAATAAATATTTCTTATATTCCTTAAACTTACTTACAAAAAGAAATCCGTCTACAATTTCTTTAGTTTCATTATTTATTTTTAATATTGATATTCTGTAATAAAATTCATTATTTTCAAATCTAACCCCATAATTAAAATCTAAACAATACTTTCCGAAATCTTTAACATCAAAATTCATACTTATAAACATTTTGCCTTTTTTAAAATCTTGCAAAATTAATTCATTATTATAACTTGGAGCAAGTTCTATAAATTCATTGGTACTATTTTTTCTAAAAGCAAATACTAAACTGTCAGATTTATTGTTAAAAGTTTTAAATTCTATCCCATTTTTCACACAGTCATCAATGTTTTTATTAATATTGTCAACACCTTTAATTATTTCGCTTAATAATTCTATATCCATTTAATTTCCCTCCTTGCAAATTTTGTTTATCATCATATTTACAAAGAAGTCTTTTCGCATACTGTCAAAACTTTCAAAGTCTTCGTATTCAATTAAACATCTAGCATAGGCAATATCCCTTATATCCTCAACTTGCTCTGTTTTTTCGTTATCCAATTCTTTGTCTATATTTTTTTCCTTAAATTGTTGAATATTATCATCATTTTTTGGTATACTGTTATTAGTTGAATTATTAGATTTTTTATTATCCTTTACTTCGCCATAAGTAAGGGATTTTTTATTTTCTGTGATTATTTCTGCCTCTTCAATTTCTTTGCCTTCTTCAAATTCTCTTTTCCAAATCTCAATACTTCTTGTGTCGGTAGCTATTAAGTATACATTCCTATAATGCAAATTGCCTTTTTTAGTTTTAACTATTTTTATATATCCTCTAGCCTGTATTTGTTTTATATATTTAGTCAATGTATCAACTTTCTTTATACCTAAGTCATAACACATTTTTTCTTTAGTTGGGTAAGTTTGCTTATCATTTCCTGCACAACTAACCAAATAAGCATATACACCTTTAGCCTGTATTGACATTTCCCTATCTTTCATAGGCAATTGAGACACTATCCCATACCCATAACTTTGTAGTGAAGTGCTTTCAAATAAGATTTCATCACACTCAACTAAATTAAAATCAATTATTTTAGCCATTTAACTATTCCCCCTTCATATCTTTTTTTATTAATTCAATTACATAATCTTGGAAGCTTTTATTGTTATCATTTATAAGCTTTATTTTTATCTCCTTAAATTGCTTCTCAGTTAATCTAACAGTCATACTTCTTCTTTTTTCATTCATTTTTATCACCTCTAATAATATTATATTATAATTATAAAGTTTTTATACTCTTGACGTCAATACTTTTTTACTTTTTTTATATTAAATAAATAAATAATAAATAAAAATAAACTAATAGTAAAAACTGTTAATAGTAAAGACTGTTAATAGTTATACCCCCTTTCTTAGTACACCCACATTTTAGACCCTCTAAAAAAAGGGGTATCGAAAATACATACTTTTCACCTATAAAACATTGAAATTTAAACATTCACTTCGACCACCTAAAAAAAGGGGTATCGAAAACAAAACACATAAAAATATCGACCACCTAAAAAAAGGGGTATCGAAAATAATTATAGATAATGTAAATAGTTTATAATGTTAAAATTTTACAAGCACCTAGTAGAAATAAGCACCCTCTAAAAATTAACTGTTAATATGTGAATAAAAAACTTAATAACTTTTTTAAAATTGTTGCATATTTGCTATAAAATAATATATAATACATAGAGTTAAATTAAAATCAAAGCTTTAAGGGAAGTTGAGTAGTAAGAAATGAAGAATTGTATATATAGATTTTTAAACAAGAACAAGGAAGTTATCTATGTAGGTAAAGCCAAAGATTTAAATAAAAGATTAAGCACACATAAACACCTTGACATTGAATGTTATAAAAGCATTGAGCACATTCAATATACCACAGTAAAAGATGTTGAGATGATTGATTTTATAGAGTGTTATTATATTCAAAAATACAAACCTAAATACAATTCGACTTTTAATAAAGGCAGTAAAGTATTTAGTATCAATGAATTAGATAAAAAACAATGGAGATACCACAGAGAATATAAAAAATATATTTGCATATCTAACTTAGAGAATATTAAAGAAGAAGAACGTTTAAATAAGGAAATGTGGTTTAAAAAAGCCAATGAAGCAAGTAAGAATTTTCATATAGGGTGAATTCCAACAAAATAAAACTTTTAAAGCAAGAAAATATAATACACAAATTAGCCCCTAGATTAGCTTCTAAGGGCTTTTATATTTGCTTTAATATAAATACTTATATATATTAATAAAATAGCTTTAAAGTAGTGAGATTTTATTATTTTTAATAATACTATGATATAATTAAAAGGTACTATATAAAATTATATATACTCATTATTTATTAATTTATTATTTGTTAGATAGTTGTCTGTTTTATCAAAGATAGCTTTATGCTTTTAGCTATCATTTAATTTATAGCAGGAATTGTTGTTTCCTCTAACCTCTTTTTTATTTTTTTAATATATTAACAATAGTATAATCAAATAAGCATTTAGAAATATTTCTAGGTGCTTATTTTTTTTGCATAAAAAAAAGAACAGTAAAAATCCCTTAATACTGCTCTTTAACAGGTTAAGCCCCTGTACTTTGTAGTATGGCGAAATACAAAGTATACTGTTGAATTTTAATTCTACAACTTGAATTAGAATAATTTCTAAAACAAACCTTAAATATGGGAAAGACTTATTTAAAGTTAAAAAGATTTTGTTGATAATATACAATTATATAAATAAATTTTACACAAGTTTTTTGTAATTATATTTTATCATAGATATTATTTTTTATAAATATCTATAAAACCTCCTTTTATCCCTTTGTCATTAAGAAGCTTTAGTTGTTGCTCTGCATTTTCTCTTTTTAAAAAAGATCCTGCTATTACTCTATAAAAAATTTCGCTTTCTTTTGCTTCTTCTATTTCCCTTCTATGAATAGCTTCTGCAATTAATTTACCTACTTTGTCTTTATTAGCTAAATATTTGTCTGTATCTGCCTTACTATCTACAAAGCATACCTCTATTAAACAAGCAATAGATTTAGTGTTATTTAACCAAAATAAATCAGTTCTTTTTTTAACCCCTCTGTTTTTAAATACTGTACTTAATTTAGCATTTATTTTTTCTGCCCATACCTTGCCACTATCTGATAAATATAAAACCTCTGTTCCCATTTCATTAGCAGTATTTTTATGAGCATTAAAATGTATTTGAACTACTAAATCATAGTCCTTAGAGTTAGCTTTTGCTACTTGTTTTTGTAAGTAGTCACTAGCTTCGTTTATCTCATAATAATCTACTGTATGCCCTGCAAGTTTTAAATACTTTACCACTATATTAGAAAGGCTTCTATTTTCTTCACTTTCATTTATATAACCTGTTGCACCACTTCCAACCCCTTGTAAAGTATGCCCACTGCAAATTAGTATCTTCAATGTTACTCCCCTACCTTCTCTAATAATTGGTCTAGCTTCGTTGATATTTCTTTAGCCAATAATTCATTAGAAGCTAATAATTTACTGTTTACTTCCCTTGAATATTGAAGTTCATTAAGTAATAATTCTTTATCTTCTTTATTATCTTCCCTTATTTGCTCATTCTGATATTTAACGTAGTAAGCTAAAGCCAAACAACAAGCAATAGGAAAGCCTAAAGACGTTATCATTTGTTCCATATTTTATCTCCCTAATACAAATAAAAGACTAGAGAAAGTTAATCCTCTAGCCCTTAAAATTATTTTAAAAATAAAAAAACATTTCAATAATTAGAAATGTATAAATTATAATATTTAACCTTATTAAATTTTCTGTTAGTTTATTCACTAGGCTTCAACTACCTCTACATTAACATTATCAGTTAAATCTAAAGATTTTATTTTAATATCTTCTAGCTTCAATATCTCTTTTATTTTTCTATGGTGTACTATCCATTCATCAGAGTTAGAGCCACCACCTATACCACCGTTTTTAAGGATATAATACAAACATTCTTCTATTCTACTTTTAGGTATTTCAATATCTTCATCACTACCTGTTGCTAGTGCATATAAAAGCTTTTCTATTCTTGAATTAGGTATAGGTAAATTGTCTGTATTTTTGGTAATTATAGCATTTAATAAAATTTCTATATCACTTTTCATTTATTACACCTACTCCCAATTAAATTCTTCGCCCTCTACCTCACAATGTAAATTAGGAAGTTGTATATAATAATCATAAGTTATTTTCATTGTTGTTGTAGATGTCTTAGTAACAGGGTTAGGAAGCTTTGTATGAGCCGTATATGGTAATATATATCTCGAACTTACATATCCACCATAATTACCTAGCATAAGCCCTGTTTTAAAGTTTACACCCCTATCACAAAAACCGTCGCCCGAGGAAGAATTATAAATTTGAGTTTCAAATGCCCAATTATTAAGGTCGTACTGTGTTATATGTTTAGATTGATAAACCATATACTTATTCCCTTCAATACAATAATTAGTATAGCAAAATTCTCCATTTCCATTTCCAAGCTTACTAGCATAAGTAGTTTTTATTTCTTCGTATGGATTAGGATTAAATATCCAATTATCATTTATAATATCATAAGCTAATAAATATGTTTGGTAATAACTATTGTTTTCTACTAAATTACCTGTACTATTAAACCAAGGAAGTACCTTATTATTACTTGAGCCACTATGAGCATATACTGAAAAATAAATCTTACCGTCCCTACCTACAAATTTTAAGCTATCATACCTAACATAACCATTATTAGTAGTGCTAAAACCTTCACTCATTCTTGAAAATCCGTCAAGACTAAATAAATCTATATTTTTTTGTTTTACAAGTTCGTGTTGTTTATTATATAAGTTTATAGAAATATTACAAGTTCTTGACTCTACTGTTTTACCACTTGTATAACTACTTTCAACTTTTATATACATATCATCATCAATAGCATATTTACTATCTACAAATTCAATAGGACTATTTAAATCATACTTTGGTGTTGTTGACACTCCGTTTAATAAGTGCTTTGTATTTTCTACTTTGTAATATAAATTAGAAGATTTCACAACTATATCTCCGAAAGCATCAATATAAATGTCGGCAGATATACCATAAGAATGAGGCCTATACCAATATGGTGAACTCCATAAACTTGTTCTTCTTACAGGATAGTCAGTAATCCCTTGATAATTCCAATAAATATGATTAAAAGTACCGTTAGCCTGTGTAGTTGCAAAGTCATAAACTAAATGACAATGATAGTAACCGTCTTCTGTGTATTCAGTATAACTTTCGGTCGGACTATATGTACCTCTTTTTATATTATTTCCTGCATCTGTACTTGTTCTAGGACACCACCCAACAAGTTCGCCTTTTATATATCTTTCTTTTGGATTTTCTTCAAAATCTCCATTTCTAAGTTGTATCTGTCCAAATCTTGCTTCTCCTTCTAGTGTTGATATATAAGCATTATTACTCGCATCAGAGCCACCTAGCCATTTACTTAATATACCATATAAGTGTCTTTTCTCTATTGGATTTGTTATAAAGTTATTTGAAATAGTTTCTTGAACAAGTCCGTCTTTATCGAAAAGTTGTATAGTAGCAACTCCCTTTGTGCCTTTACCGTCTTTGTATTTCTTTTTTATTATATCAGTTCCTTCTCTGATATTTTTCTGAATATCAAATACTTCTACCATTTTATTTCCTCCTATTATTTAATAACAACTTCTTTATTATCTGTCATTATTATATTTGTACTTAATTGTATATTGTCTATATTAACCTTGTGTAAGTTTGTTATTGTTATAGGCTCAATAAGTTCAATTTTTACATTTCCATATAAATCGGCTTTTCTCGTATCTATATTTCCAAATTTATCCTTATCAAAGTCTAATATTTCAATAATATCAACTTTAGGTGCGTCAGAACTTAATCCACCTGCTAAACCTATACCCTCTACAAATATTTGTGCATTATTTTTAGCAATAAAAAAAGTGTTATTATCAGTCTTGATTTTAACACTTATAGTATAAATATCTCCACCTTGCACTTGTGGAACTGCTAAAGGTATTCCTATTACATTATTACCTGTATTTAATTTGTGGAAAGGTTGAAAACTTATAGGCTCATTATTGCCTAATATTTGTATCTCTAAAGTAGTATCATTAATTTCACATACTCCATTAATAGCTATGTATAATTTTAAATGAGTATTAGATAATACTGATATACCTTCCTTCATCAGTTGAGTATAATCATTACTATTTACTGTTAAATCTTCATCATTTTGATAAAAGAATAAGCTAGGCTTTGAACTTTCTATTGCATTATAAACTTCTCCAAAGTCAATTTTATCTAGGTATTCTTTTAGTTCTCCTAGTTCTGCCTTTGTGTTTTCTGCTCTTAATAAATCTCTTTCTAAATAGACGCATTTAAATTGATAAGTTGTATCGTATAAATCATTTTTGACATCTACAATATCATTAACCCTTACTTGTTTTAAACCTTCTATTTTTTTAAATTTATCTAAAGTAGTTATATCTAAAAAGTCTACTTTTAAATTTTCAAAAGGCTTGTTAAGACTTTCAACATATCTATTAGCTAATATTCTTAAATTTACAATATCCTCGGCTTCTTCAAACTTAACTAGCTTTGTCCTTGACCTATATAACCCTGTATTTTCTACTTGTATGAACTTTTCGGGAAGCACTATGCCATTTTTACCTTTTGGGTATATTCTACTACATATCCTATCTGTGTCGGTTTCTTTATCAAAAGATAACATATTTTTTCTATAAATTATTTCTATTCCACTACTTTTACTTTTAGGTTGATTTATAGCAATTTTAAAATTATCTCTCTCTAATTCTATATTGTTTCCCCAACGTTCAATAATTTGAAATATTGAAGTTAAAGGACTTTGCTCTACCATATACAAAGTATTAAGTTCATTTACATCACTATCAACTTCAAATATTTTTTCAAAACCGTCTGTTTTTATAGCTATTTGTAAAGCTTCTTTTACGGTCTTTTTCTCGGCTCTATTATCTATCATAAAACCGTCATCAAGGTCATAAAATATATGCCTAGCATTTACGGTTATAGTATTATTTATAGTATCTTCTTTTACATTGTAAATTCTAAATAATTGACCGTCTGCTTTGATTATATTCCAACACTTTAAATACTTAGATTTAACATCATCAAGTCTACATTCAACTTCTAGGTTATATTCTCCATTTATTCTTTGTTTTATGGTACATTTTAATAAATTAGATATTGTTACTATACCATTTCTATTTAACAATAATTCCTTAGAAGTATTTTTATCATAAATATCTATTGTAAACATTTATTAATACCTCCATTTAGGAATTATTTCTATTTTAGAAGCACCTGTAAACTCTATATTATTTATACCTTCATTAAGCCATAAGCTAATGTAATTTCCATTCATACTTGTATTTAAAGACACATTATCCTTGTAACATTCCATTAACTCTGTATCTATTTCAATATAATTACTAACTCCATACAAAGTAACTTCGCTTCCATTAACTTTTATTTTAGCTTCTCCATTACCATATACTCTATAAATAGGTTTTGATACTGTTATACCTTTATTTTCTATTTCAGTATTAGTAGTTATGGTTATAACTTCTTCTTCTAGGCTATATACAAAAGGCTCACACTCAAACTGAATAACAAATCTACCGAATAAATTAATTACTTTATTTATTGGAATAGCATTTATAATTCTAGCATTGTAATAAAAGTTAGGGTCATTACCTATTATTAGCTTTCCTTCTGATTTACTGTTTAACCATTTAGATATTTCCCTTATTTTTTGTGGGCTTCTATCTTTGATATAACATTCAACAGATAAAGTTATAGGCTCATAAGTTCCTTCCCTGTACTCTGCCTTGTCATTACCTGCTATATTTACTTTTTCAAAGGATTTTACAGGTATAAAAAGGCTAGGATATTTTTCTACTACTATACCAAAATCATTACAATTTTTATCTAAAAAATTAAACCAACTCATTTTATACCCCTCCTCTTGCTAATTTGCTTTGATACTTATAATATTCTAATTCTTCATATAGAGTTTTAATGTCAATATTTCTATTGTTATTAAAGTTTTCTATATTTAAATGTATACCACTATCTGAATTGTTATTTTGCATTACATTTAGTAATTGAGTTAATAGGTTATTTTGCTCTTTTAATTCATTCTTAATATCACTATTAGAATTATTGCTTGAAACGGATCTAGCTATATTATTATCACTAGAAGCCCTATATCTATTAGAATAATAGTCTAATTTATTTAAATTACTAGATAAATCTTTTAAACTATCAGTAATTGAGCCACTTCTTAACATTGAAGAACTTTGCACCTGTAAATCATCAAAAGAACTTGCTACTTGTGGTGTGTTAAGCTTTGTATCTATTGAAATACTTTTACCTTTACCACCTAGCCACCCTGTTACTTTACTTATTCCACTAGAAATACCACCGATAATACTATCAATAGTTTTCTTTGCACTTTTAAAAGGTGCTACAAGTATTTCCCCTATCTTGCTAAATACTCTACTGCAAGTATCTTTTATATTATTGAATTGAGTTTTCAAATCATTGTATAGTGCCTTTACATTATCTACCCCTGTCTTAACAAAGTTACTTATAGCCTGTGTTATTGTATTAGAAATTTCATTCCATTTAGTAGCACAAGTATTTTTTATATTGTTCCAACCATTTAAAAGGTCGCTAGATAACCTTTTAATATTGTCTTTACCTGTTTGAATAAATTGGCTCATAGCCTTAGACACATTTTCCTTTATACTATTAAAAGTTTTGTTTATCCATTCGCCTAAAGCCTTTGCACCTTCTTTAACCATATCCCAATTCTTTACAAGTAAATATCCTGCCCCTATTACTGCCCCTATAATTGCAATAGGTAAGCCAAAAGTAGATACTAAACTCACTATCGCAGGAATTAAAGTACCTGTAACAAAGGTAGCTATTGTGGTAAATACACCACTTAAAGTGCCTAAAATACCACTAAAAACACCTGCTATACTGATGCCACCACCTAAAACTGATGATAGAGTACCGAAAGTTATAGTCATATTAGCAATTAAAGTAATTAAAGGAGAAATTACTGCTATAATACCTATGAAAGAAGCTAATAACAAGTCAAGTCCGGGAACTAAGCTTATAACCTCTGCAATATGCCCTGCAAATGCTATAATAGGCTCTAATATATCTAAAAATACCTTTCCTATTTCTGCTAAAGGCTCTTTTATACGTTCTATCATTCCTGTAAGCTTTGCACCAAAAGTTTCCTCATAACTTTCTCTAACTTGGTCGGCAGTACCTTTACTCTCTATCATATTTTCATTAATCATAGCAATAGACTGAACTGCTTCAATACCTAAGTCCTCAAACATAGTACCAAATATAGCTACACTTGTTGCATTTTGCTTAATTGGGTCTTCGATTTTCATTATTTCTTTTGCTAGTTTTATAATTTGATTTCTTGCTACTTCTCCACCTGTTGCAATATTCTTCTGAACTTTTTCTGCATTTAATCCTAAGCCCTCTATTGCACTAGCACTTTCTTTGCCCATTTCTAAAAGCCTTATTTTACCTTCTTTAAGTGCATCTGCTAATTTATCAGTATTAAAAGCCCCACTTTCCATACCATTAGCAATTAATTTAAGGGTATCATCTGCCGTAAGTCCTAAATCTGCAAATTGTACTCCATATTCCCAAAGGGTATCAAGCCAATCATCACTAGCATTTAAGCCTATTTGGAAGCCTTTAGCTATTACATCAGTCGCTTCCTGCCCTGTAATACCGAAGTTTCTCATCATAGAAGATACTGCTTTTATACTGTCTTGAACATCTGCTTCAAAATAGTTTTCAAATACTTGTAGTTCTGCTACAAGGTCATCAACTTGTCTTGGGTCTAGCATATCTCCCATAGCCTGTTCAACTTTAGTTATACTGTCTAAGGTATCAGTAAAATTAAAGCCATTTTGAGCAAGGTCTTGAACTCTTTCTTTAGTTTCTTCTGCTTCTTTACTTGTTAAACCTAAAGAAGCCTGTATTTTACCCATAGCATTATCAGTTTCAATGGCACTAGCTATTGCACCTGCGCCAATACCTGTAAAGCCTAAAGAAATACCACTAAAGCTTTCGCCCATATCCTTTAAATTCTCTCCAAAGTCTTTTATTTCACTTTCTGCTTCTTTAAATTCCTTTACAAGCTTATTAATTTCTTTAATAGCTTTGTTAGTATTTAAGTCATTTATTTCACTTTGTAGGTCTTTAAATTCTTTACCTAGTCTATTTACATCACTTACTGTGTTATTAGCTTCGGTTTGAAGCTTATTTAGTGTGCTACTAGTATTTTTTATTTCACTAGACACCCTGTTTTGAGTGTCTTTAAGTTCGATTAATTCTTTTTTAAGCTTATTAACCTCTTTAGAATTACTGCCAAAAGTTTTTTCAGAACTAGCTAAATCTTTTTCTAAAGCTTTTATTTTTTGCCCTAATAAATCATACTCTGATTTACTATCCTTTAAAGTTTGTTCTAGGGCTTCTATTTCATTACTATAAGCTTTAAATTTAGACTTACTACCTTCTAATTCAGTACCAACTTTTTTTAGTTGCACCTGCAACTTATCAAATTCGCTAGAAGTATCGTCTAAAGCACTTTCTAGCTTATTAAATTCACTCATAGCTAGTTTAGTTGATTTGTCTATTGAACTTAATTTATCTGATAAAGTTTCGGCTTCTTCTCCTGTACCTTTTAAGCTATCTTCTAAGGCTTTAAATTGGTCTTTAGAGCCTTTTAAATCTTTATTAAGTCTATTTATATTACTTTGTGTGGTTTTTATATCATTAGATATTTTATTATACTTATCAGAAGTTTTTTGCACTAACTCTGCTTGTTTTTTCCATTCATCAGAGCCTTTGCCTAAAGTTTTTTCTATTTCATCAAGCTTCTTTTTCTGACTATCATAGTCTTTTTCAACTTGGTTTAATTTTTTGCCTTGTACTTCTAATTTTTGATTATAAAGGTCTAATTGTTTACTTGTAGCTTGTATTTTAGCATCTAAACCTTTAAAACTATTCTCAAAGCCTTCTAGCCCTTTACTTGCTTCTTTAAATTGCCTTTCACTTTGTTTAATTTGCTTATTAACACTTGTAATAGCTTTGTCAAATTTGTCTGTTGCAAGTGCCAAACTGACCGACAAAGAAGCTATTTCTTCACTTTTAGCCATATAACCACCACCTTTCTGTGATTATTATAAATATTCTATCGTATCTTCATTACCATTATTGCTTTTATTAAGTTCTAAATGAATATCTAATTGTTTAAATAGTTGCTTAGGTGTTAATTCCCAAAAGTCATCAGAACGTTTTAAAATTGTATAATGACAATACTGAAGATAATCTAAATCCCACTCATTATTATTTGATTTATGCCTTATTTGTGAGTTGCTTCCTCTTGTAGCTTTCCCTCGTTTGTAGTTATAGAATTTTGAACTAATTCTGCAACAAAGTTAAGAGCATTTACTAACTCGTCTAGGTCTAATTTATCTTCTATATGGTGTCTTTTAAGTTGTGTATGGCATCTTAATATTGATTGCACTATTATTTCAGTAATTACCATAAAGTCTTGTT